CTTGTAGTTCTCAAGCTCCCGCTTCAGCTTCATGTCGTCTACAGAGAGACGAAAGAAAGCTTGGTTAGGAGGCAGCAAAGCAATCAACAGTTTGCTAGCCAGGTTGTTTACGCCACGAGCACCAAGACCTTGGTAGGTGGTAGCGATTTTGGTGTAAAGATTTTTACCAGTACTACGGTCGTTATCAGTAATTAGAGTCGGCAGAGTGTACTTACTGCACTCAATTGCTCGATCCAGATAAATTGATTTCTCCGGCTCTAGTGCCGAATAACGAGCCGAAGCATTAGACATTCAAACCACCAGCCGCGTTAGATGAACCTGCCCCAATGCCAAGACCGGCAACAGGCGATTGTATTTCCAAACTAGTACGCATTGCAGCAGGAGTGCCAGCACGTTGACGAACACGGCTACCAATAGGAGGAGCTGCAGCTTGCTGTTGCTGAATGGCAGACGTAATCTTTTGCTGTTGCAACATAGCCGCAGCCGCCGTGCGTTGCTGAGACATTTGTTGTTCTGCAGTTTGACGAGCGATCAAAGCTTGCTCTTGCATTGAAGCAGCTTGAGCTTGATACGAAGCCAGTTGTTCACGAGCAATACCAAGCTGAGCTTCTTGTGAAGCACGTTGAGTAGACGTTTGTTCTTGAAGAGCTTTGGTTTGTTCAGCAAAAGCCAGACGTTGAGACTCTGATTGAGACTGCATCTGACGGCTTTGTTCAGCAGCCGATTCACGCATAGCAGTCAATTGAGCAGCAGAAGAACTCCTTGCTTGCTCAAGTTGTTGGCGGCTGGATTCTGCTTGTTGTGTATAAGCAGTTTGTGCTGCTTGAAATTCTTGTTGCCGTTGAGCAAGACTAGACCGAAGGTTTGCAATTTGCTCGTTAACTAAACGAGTTTGATTTTCAGTTGCTTGTTGAGCTAGAGAATATTGCCTTGCAGCTTGTTCTTGTTGAGCACGAAATTCAGTACTACGTTGTTCAGCAGCACGAAACCCTTGGTAAGCAATAGAACCAGCTCCAACCAAACCAAGGATTGAGAGAACTGAATTAAGTGAGCTGTCCTTCTTAGCCATACTTAGTTTCCTCTTGGAGCTTGTGCTGCTCTTTAAGATGCCTTACAACTGATACTTGTCCAGCAGTAAACCAGATAAGTTTCTCTTCCATACTAAGGTCAGGTGCTTTATCTGGATAAATAGCGTCAAGATATTGAATAATTTCAGCTTCAATGTAAGGAATCATATGTTGAGACCAGTCGGGTTAACCCTGGCAGGAGCTGTACCACCATAACCACCAACGCCAGACCTTGCACTAACTCGTGTGACAGATACACCAGGCTGACCAATCATTGTTTTACGACGGCGTGTTTGCTCTGTAGCAGCGGTTTGATTTTGCTGTGTAGTCAGTTTGGTAGTAGGTGTTGAGGCTGCTTCTTGTTTAAGAGCTGTTTGACGCTTGGCAATTATTTGTTGCTTTGCTGTTTCTGCTGCTGCTGCTGCAATACTCTTTTCGTTTGTTTCTTTCTCTTTTTCAAATTGGGATTGAAGAGCTGCTTGTTGTTGTTGGATAGAAGCTCTGTCGCTTTCAAATTGAAGTTTGATTGCTGCTTGTTCTTCTTGTGCAGCTAAACGAGAAGCATTAATTTCAGCTTCTATATTTGACTGCTCTTGTCTTTGTTGTTCAGCAATTTTTTGCTGTTCAAGTACAAGGTCTTGTTGAAGTTTTTGCTGTTCAGTAGCTAAAAATTGTGCAGCTTGTTCTGCTTCGTATTGCTGAGCTTTTACATCAGCTTCTTGCAGCAAAGCAACTTCATACAACCGACGTTGTTCTGCTGCTTCTGCCTGTGCTTTTCTAGTTTGCCAAGAAGCGTAATTAGCTCGCTCACTAGATTCAATGGAGGCCCTAAGCCTTTGACAATTAGCGTCATAGCAAGGACCTGACCACTGCGTAAAACCAGGAGCAGGTTCGTTAAATGTGTAAGGGGTATCAAGAACGCTTCTAGGATTTTGAGCAGCTATTTGATCGCGGTTATACGCTTCCCAAGCTGCTGCAAATTGACGACTACCGTTAGGAGAATTACGAGCATTATTTCTTGCGTTTGCTGTATTTTCAGGACCCCAATAAGTTGTAGGGTACCAAAGCTCAAAAAATTGGTCTTGAGTAATCAGCGCCATAATCAAACCCCATATGCATCAAGCGTAGCTGGGAAGATCAGAGTTACTGGTCTCAAAAAACGCAGGCATCCGAGCTCGCTGAGTTTCAATCAAACCTTCAGCTTTACCTGAATACATTAAACTGTCGCTTTGATCAATCCAGAACTGACGATCAAGATATTTGTCAGTATGTACTTTCAAAAGGGGTTGCATCACCCAATTAATGGTTGCCTTCCTGAGGCGATCCAAACTAGGAGACACAGTGAGACCAAGCTCACGGCACACCAAACTGTTTGCTGCAACGTGTACTTGTTCATCACGGCTAATGTCAGCGCTTACCGTTCGGAGACCAGCATCACCGTTAAAACGAAAGAACGGGAGGAGAACGAAAAAGATCGCACGCTCGGCCACCATTGCTTTGAGGACCGGATGATCTGGATGTTCAATCCACGCTTGCCGTAGTCGGAAGGCTTCTTTCTCGGCTTGTTCATCCACGCCCAATGCGTTGGTGATATATCCCAGCGCAAGATCGTGGCGCTCTTCATCTTTGATGTTGCTTTCAAGAAGCGCACGGGAGGCTTCAGGAATTTCATTAGAGCAAGCGTCTTGGATAAAGTCACCAACCGGAAGCTCCATGTGACGAAGGGCAAGAGCCCGGAAGATTGTCTCCTCCGAGCCCTCTTTTAGCTTGCCAGCGGTTGATTGAATGGGAGTCCAAGTGCGCTTACGAGCGAGCAGTTTCTGATACGGGTTCATTCGGCGCAGTTGCAATCGGGTGCTGAATCTCCCTCCAACAAATTGGCAAGGTAATCCTCAACATCTACATCGCTAATAGCGGCGTAGGCATTGGATTTATCTTGAATGTCGGCCATTACTTGAAGAGAGTAATACAAACTCTTCAAGGGGGAGTTCAACCATCGTGACATAAATTGACGGTCCATTGTTGTCATATCAGACCACCAATTCATAGAAATTGCATGAGCCATGGATGTGCTATCCATCAACCGCTGCCACTCACAGTTCAACTCAAAAAATGTATCCCAACCAACTTGTTCAGCGATTTCACATTTGGGGTTGAACTTGTAACTTTGCACACCAAGAGTTGCACTATCACGATCTACGTCACGACTGATCGGAGGTGAAATTTCAGGAGCTGTAGTAAACCCTTCACGATCCACATAGCGGTACGCACAAGAGGCTGTAGGGGCCACAGTGAACGCTCGGGACATGTTGTAGTCAGCAGCCACCTTAGAGGCCTCTACAAAGCCCAGAAAGATAGCGTGAGCAATCTCTCCAGCTTTGGTTTCAACAGACCCAACACCAAAGTTCTTGCGACGCAAAGCAACCACAAAGTCTTCGTAGGTCACGCCTTCAATAGCCAGCAGGTTTGCCAGGCCAAGAACACCTAGACCAACTTGGTTATCTTTCCGGCTGTAAATACCAGACTCATCAACACCAGTTTGTTGATACAACTCACAAAGAAACTTCATGCCATCAACAAACGCCTGAGGAATCTCATCAATCTTGGTGAGACCCAAGTTGATATGAGACAGCAGGCAGGTATCCCGAGACTTCAGCAGAATCTCTTGGCACACATTGGAATAGATGCGCTCACCGTTTGCGTCGTATTGCTTCTTAACAATCCAAACGTCACCCTTACGGGCAGCATCCATAATTGCTTTCAGCTTGTTTGGTTCGTCGATGATTGCAGGATCAACATTGACACAACGTTTAATCCAAGGAATACGACCGCGATCGTAATTAACAAACTCCAAAATGTCAGGATGATCTGCGTCAAGATGAGCAACCACCGCACCATTTCGGTAGGTACCGCCGCGACGAAGGATCTCGTTGAACTTGGAATAGATCTCCATGAACCCACAAGGGCCTGAAGCAACCATTCCGTGAGTGTTTCTAGTACCCCTTGCACGAAGCTTAGAAAGGTGAACAGCAACCCCTGCGCCATACCGGAGAGCTTTACTGACGAATTGCCAAGAACCCTCAAGACCGTCAGCATCCTCGTCCATTGTGTCTTCCACAACGAACACAGTACAACTAACGGGATAACGGCGGGTGGGATTCTCAATCCAACTCTCCACCCTCCCGGTCATTGCGATCGCCGGATTCAGAGTCGCCTTCGTCAGTTTCATTTTTGTCAATTGTTCGTTGAAGTGAAGTGATTACAAAATCTTCCCATTGATCTTCATCAAGCTGGGAAAGAGGCTTAAGTTCAGGATGCTCTTCATCGTCCCAATAGAACTGAATAGAGCCGTTGCCGTCATCATCTTCCTCGTATTCGGCTTCGACATATTGCCAAGCGCCGTTAGGAATTTGTGCCAGCAGTTCATCGTAAGGCTTCATAGGTCTGAGAGATCGGCGGGTTTGTAGCTAGGTCCTTTTTGAACCTTGCGGTTGATTTTTGTGAAAGGAAACTTAGACCAGTTGGAGAGATACACTCGTCCAAAAGCTTTATCAGGATTCACACCATAAAGATGAAGAAGGCCATATGTGACCCAAATGAGGTCGCAAGCTTCTTTGAGGATCTGTGGTCTTGTCTCATTACGGGATGCGTAAATAAGTTCATAGAACTCTTCTTCCACATAAGTGAGTTGTTGCTCAAGAGCATCAAGCCAATCATCAGAATCAGGACTGATTAATTGGTCCGCTCGTTGCATCCAGTGCCGAACTAAATCGGAATTGGAAGTCATCATCGACAACCTTTTGGTAAAGTTTCTGGTCTTTATTCCATTGGGCATCCCACTCTTCTTGTCGTTTAATCAAGCGGTCGAGATACCAACGGGCTTTTTTGAGATCTTCGGTACCGTTTTTGTGTTGGTACCGAGTGACGTATTTGATGATGTTGCCTTCAACAAAATCAAAAGCGTGGCTTTCAATGTAATCAATACATTCAATTACTCCTTCGTCGAAAGCGTAGTGGCTGGGACGGATGGGATCGAAGTCGGGGTCCATAGTTGAATTTCATCAAATGTGTACTCAGAGTCACGGAGGATACGAGCAAGGCGAGCTTGGGTTAAGGCATAGTCAGCACCTAACCCTTTCTTCTTGTACTGGCTAACTACAGCTCTCCATGCGGAGGCTTCTTCAAATCCATCTTCCTCGATAATTCTTTCCGCTGTTTTCGGTCCCACCCCAGGGCAACCAGGATAGCCGTCAGTGGAATCACCGGTAAGAGCCTGACGATAAAAATAGACATCAGCTTCAAGTTGGGAAATGTAAAAGATGTTGCCATCGTTATCTAAATGAAGACCAGGAATCTGTTTAAGATCTTTATCTCCAGACCAGATGATGGTTTTGTCTTGATGACGAGTGCCGAGGATGCCAAGAACATCATCAGCTTCTAATCGGTGCCAGCACTCGGAAGGAAACTGCTGTTCAGCCCAACGTCGTACTGCTTTATACCCCACAGGTTTGCGACGATCGTAACGAGTACGGTGTGCTTTATAGGTGGGTGCAACGTCCTTACGGAAGTTCTCATTAGCAGTCCAACAAAGTGTGAATCGGTCAGCTTGTGCTTGGTTGCGTTTGGTTTCAAGTAGCTCATTGAAAATAAATTGAGCTTCTTTGATAGGTAGATGAGTTGTGATGATGTCTGGGCACCATTCAATTTCAACTTCAGCGGCAACAACTGCTTGGAACAGCAGCATGTCTGCGTCAAGCAGCAGCCAAGTCATCAGTACCTCCTTGGTGGG